GTATAGATATATCCCTCGGCGCCGTGGTCACCACCGATGATCCGGACCCGGTCGGGCCTGAGATGGTAAAGCGCGGACACCTTGCCGCTCCGGTTGCGTTCCTTGAGCGTGTAGGTATTCCCGGCCACGTTGAGAAATGTGACCAGGGTCTCGATAAAACTGTACCAATCGGAGGTCGGGTTGGGCTTGGATGTCAGGTCGTGAAGGAGGCCGGAGGTTATTTCAACGGAGCCGCCGCCCTGGGCGGGAGCCTGGACATAATATCGGGGAGAGGCCGCGCTGACCGCCAGCTCGCGGATGCAAGCGTGGACGATCTCGCTCTTGGCATATCCCTCGGTGGCGAATGATTCAAAGCTGGCGTCCGGGTAGGTCGCCTGTCCCACATCGTAGTTGAGCGGGACGGCGACGGCCACATCGCCGGCTTCTTGTTTCCGGAGGAAGTCCCAGAACGCCAAAATGACCTCCACCGGCTTCGGGCTTTCGCCTCGGACACTCGCCGGAAAAGGCCACTGGTTGCAAATCTAGCATATCAGAAAGCAAAAGAAAAGCCCCGGCGGTTGGCCGGGGCTGGGTGGCTGGGTGGTTTCTCTTACTTGTTCTTGCCTGCACTGCGAGCCAATGACCGCCTGGCTTCCGTGTCTTGGTATAAACTCGTTTTGATGGCATGGACAGGAGCAACCGTACTGTCGGCAATACTCATGCAGATCGAACACACAAGCCGGAGACTTCGGAGCGGTCAATCCTTATCCGTCCCCTTGCGGTAATGCCCGGACCACGGGCGGTACGGCTCCACCCGCTTGCAATGGCCGGTGCAATACATCAGCCCGTCCTCGTAACGATACGACAACCGACGCCCGTCCTGGAGGATGGTGTAGGTCACGCCGGGAGTTTGGATCGCGTTGCGTTTGGCCCACCGCCGGCCAGCCGCCCGGTCTTTGGTCTGGACGGTCCATAGCTTCACTCAGGCCACCGGGTCGGAGCAATCGCGGGTATAGCCGCAATTGGGACAGCGTATCTTGCATTGGCGAGACACCATGACCGCCCCGCATATATCGCAATGGATCGGGGAGGTCACGGCGCCTCGTTCCGGGTCTTGCATCTGCCGCAGATAATGACCGTCCCGCGCTCGGCCTTCTCGGCCAGGAGCTTCCCGCATTGACCACACCGTAACTCTTTGGTCAATCGGCCTCTTGGTCCCGGATCAACTGGGCGCATATTCCCAGGAGGGCGGACGCTATCGCCAGAATGGCTAGATTGGCAGAGCGGTCGTGCCTCCCATGCTCGATGGTCTCCCATTCCGCCACCTCCAGCCACTCCCGGCCCTCGGTGAAATATTCATGCGGCGTCCTCGGACCCTCATGGAGGACAGGTTCCGGTGGTCTATCTTCAGATGTCATGGACTCCTCTATCACCAGACCCCTACCCCCGGCCCCGGTGACGCATAACACATCGCCAGGGCGTCGGCATCGTCCGGACTCCCGCCGGTTGAGCGTTTCTTAAAGTCGTCCTTACTCTCCAGCTTGATGCGCCTGTCTCCCTGGACGGTGTAACGCCGTGACGAGAGCTGCGCCATCACCGTCGGGTTGTCATCGATATCGATGGTCCCATCCCGGAAGGCTTGCCCCAACTCCAGCCATGCCTCGGCGATGGCGTTGACGTAACGGTCTGACCGTCTGGCCTTCTCCCCGCCGTTGAAGGCGACGATCCGGACCCGCCCTCCGGCCACGTTCTCCTCGTTGAGCCGGTCGGTGACTCCCCCGCCGACGCCCGTATCATCAACCACGATGGCGGTTACGTCCGGGTCGTCCTCGGCCATCGCTTTGAGGCGTCCAGCGACCTCCTGGGTGTCCCGGCCTTGCGCCTTCCAGACCAGCCGGCAGACGTTCCCCTGCCTTCTGTAGACGACCGTCTTGTCGGCGCCGAATCGGGCCACGTCACAAGCCAGCGTGGCCTCGCCAACTGGCGCAAGCTGGCGCTGGACGGCGTCCATCAGGAGGGACCGCGGCACGATGGCGTCCTCCAGGTTGTCCGGGAACCGGCCCAGGACTGAGGCGATATATAGGGCCGACTCCTCGCCCCACTCCCGGCGCCGCTCCTCCACTTGCTCGGCGGTCACCATGCCGGGGATGACCTCCCGGCCCTCCCGGATGTTGGGCGTGTCAGCGGCGGCGATCTCGATGGTGTGGTAAAGGTCGGAGCCGCCGTGGAAGGCATCGTAGAACTCGCCGGAGCTGGCGAAGGCGTTCCCGGTCAGAAGCATCCGGGCCGGATTGAGTCTCTTGATAGCGTCGATGTGGGACTGCTCGATGTTGTGGGCCTCGGTCAGGATGACCAGGAGGTTCGGGGAGTGGAAGCCCTGGATGTTGTACTCGTTATCGGTGGCGAAGCCGACCGCATAATGCCGGTCGTCCAACTCCCACCGGGCCGTCCGGTACATCTGACCGCCCAGTCCCATCCGGGCCGTGAGGTATGCCGACCTGGCTTCCTTCCAAACGATATCGGAGACCTGGCGATGGGTCGGGCCGAGGACGACGCAGATGGCCGGAGACCGGGTCGCCATCCACCAGAGCATGATCCGGGCTGATTGCCAGTCCTTGCCGGTCCCGTTGGCTCCGACGACCGCGACCCGGTTATGGTCTCTGACCGCCCTTGCCATCTCCAATTGCTTATCGTAGACCGTGGCGCAGCCGAGGACGGATTCCCAGAAGTAATCCGGGTCAGCCCTGGCACGGCCTACCAGGAAGCGGCTCTCGGCCTGAGTCAGCGTTGTCACCGTAGGCTGCCCCCGTTGTGGACGGTCAACCGCGGCTGGGCTTTTGGCCCGGTCACTCGTATCTTGTAGTGACATTCGGGGCACCGTGTCCACCTGGACATTCTGCCATTCAAACAGATTTCTATCTGACCATCTATAACCCGGAATTGATGGCCTTCCTGGATTGCAATCTCGCCGGTTACGGGAGACCTGCCACCGATACACAATACCCGGAGCCGTCCGATCTTATCGTAACTCTCGACCGTCCGCCCTTTCTTCTTGGCCCACGGCCAGGTCAATCCGAGTATCGACACGTTCTCCCTCCACTATCTGGTCGGCGCCGTCCATCGCTTCCCGGAGGAGGTCCGCGAAAGTCACGCCGCCAACTATGACGTTCTGTTGCTGGAATTGGATCAACGGCTTGTCAGGCACAAGGCCGCCGATGGTGTCCAGGCGCCGGAGGATGTCCAGGACTATCCCCGTTGCCCTCGCGGCCTGGGTGTCGTCGGACCCGGTGGCCTGGCTCCACCACCGGAGGAGGAGCCGTTCATACCTTGATTTCTGGAGGGTGTATTCTTGCTCGACCGCCTCGGTGTCACCCTTCCGAATCTCGGCCAGCCGGCGTTTGACATCGTTGTTTATCTGGGTCTTTGATACGCCGAGTTGGTCGGCAATCGCTTGCTCGGACGCCCCGGCCTGTTTCAACTGGAGGACTTGGGACCGCCTTAATTCGGCTGCTATCCTGGTTCCGTTTTGTAAAGCCATGACTTAACCACTGACCGCCTTCGGCGCCGGGATAATCAATGGGACAGCCTTTCGCCAGTTAATATTGTGATGGAGGCGCTTATTGAAGCGTCCCATTAGGCCGATGGTTATACAAGACGGGGCCGCCATAACTGCATAAAAGGACTTCACATAAGTCCCAAACTCCAGATATAGCTCGGTCATCCCGCCTGCATTTGTCTGAGTGTCTAATTGGTCAAGCTGTAGCTGCATATCAGTAAAGAATAAATCGCCGGTACGTCCCAGGGAGACATAAGTATTGACATCATCGTTGATCCGCCCTCGGAACAAGAACGGCTTTTGAATATCACAAACGAAGCTATTCATCGCCTTTCTCCGGTATCGGAGTTTATGCGGTTCGCCGCCCATATGGTCGCCGCCTTGGGATAATGCGACCGTTTTGATTGGCGTTGTCTCAACAAGCCTGACCAACGCATCAAAAACCATGTCGAGGTTGCTTATCTTCCAGCCATGGTATTCCTCATTGGTAGAGGTGCTAAGTCGATGGCCCGTCCCCTTCCTCCGGTATTGCCATACATAGTAATCATCATCAAGCTGGATGAAGTACCGACACCCCATCTGCTGCGCTAAGTCCCAACAAGCGTTTCTGGCCCAGAGGGCAGTCCTCCGATCAGGAAAATTATCAAACGGGTCGGTATAACGTCCGACCTCATCCTTGGAGAATACAAGCACAGCATCGCCATAGATGCGCTTGTATTCCTCGCCGGCAGAGTCCTCGTCGTCGATCACGATAAAGATCGTGCCGGTATAACCGTGGCTCCGTAGCGTCCGGAAGGTATGCACTTTGTCCGGTCGGCCATGGGTCAGGATGAACGCGCAGAAGTCCTCACGCATACGGATAGTCCTCGGTGAACGCCGCGTCGATGTCCTCCTGGAGGCGTACAAAGCCGTTAGCGATGGCTTGGTCATAATCAACTATTACGAGGGCCGACCGCTCCATCAATGCCTGGATGTCCGGGGAGGAATGAGCGTAATAGTTGGCGATACGTTGAAAGTTAAACGCAACGTGTCGCTCGGCAGCGTCCAGGAGGAATCGTTCTATGGCTGGCGGTAGTTCCGCTTGTCTTATCTGACCGATTAACTCGTCGGCAGTGCTTCGGTCGGTCAACTCGTCAATGGCCGGTTGCGGTCCGGTAGGATAATAAATTGGGATGTCAACGGTCTGCGTATAGGCGTTATCGGTGACCGGCTCGGTCAAGTCCGGCATCGGGAGCCGCTCCCCGTTGGCTACGGCCTCCAGCATGTCGTTGACCGCTTGGGATTCAAACTGGGTGTCGCGTAGTAGGTGGAGGAGTTGGTCCTGGTCGGCGTGGGCCATCATCGCCAGCGGGTCGTAAGTGAGGAGCATCTTGTCCGCTTCTTCCTCGGTTACGTCCACGATCAATACCGGGA